TCCGTCGCTATCTATAGTAAATACTGCTGTTGCCGTTACGTTTGTAGATAAGAAAGCTCCTGTCGCATCTTTTGATTGTGGCGTTGGAAAAGAAATTGTTGGAGCTACTAAAAAGTTTTTATCTGCTAATCCTACAACATCAACAGATGCTATTTTAGTTGCATTTGGATTTGCTGGAGCTGTTCCAACTAAATTTTGCCAATTGCTACCTTCTGAGTTAACAGTTATAACATCTTTGTTTAGTCTTCCTAAAGCGTCTAAACCTACCGTCACTGACGGTGCAACGCCAGAAAGTCCTGGGAGGGATATACCATTAAAAGTGATTGTCAGTGACGAACCAGTATAACCAAATCCTGGCTCTCCTATTGTAAGTGCTTCCAAAGCTCCGTTTAAAGTTGCGGCAGTTGCAGTTGCAGTTGCTCCTGTAAATGTGTGTGATGTTCCGGAACCAACTCCTGATATATTAAGTTCTGCTCCGCCTGCTGTTGCTGATAAAGAAATAGCATTGCCTGATATTGTTTTAACAAAGTATGTTGTACCAGAAACTAATCCACCGATTGATGTTCCTCCACCACTATTATATGTAATACTATCATTTGCTACCCATGAATTTTTTTGAGTTGCAGTAAGTGTAATATTATTATTTGAAGTACTTACAATTGAACTACTTGAACCATTAAATGTTTGAGCTGTTGGAGCAGCAATACTTAAAACTGCTGTATTATAATCTTTACCACCATTACCTATTGTTATTGAAGATACTGAACCATTTGTAAGAACAGCTGTCAATGTTGCTGTTGTAAATCCTGATGGAGTTCCACTATCTGATGAAGTTATAACAGGAACTGCGGTATAACCTGTACCGCCAGATGTTATTGTTGTTCCATTTATAATACCATTTTTTAAATCAACTGAAACAGTACCTGATTTATGAACCTTTGCTGTAATAGTAGGTAAGAAAGCCGAAACAAACATCTCAACAAGTATTGGAACATCTTCTGGTCCTATAATACCTGGCTGTCTATCTGGTATTGCTGATAAAACTTTCCTTATTGCTAATCCTAAATCATCTGTTCTTTTTCTACCAGAAGGTTCTCCGTTTGGAGCTAGGTCTACATAACCATTAGGATTAAAAACATCTTCTCCTAATACAGCTTTTGTTAATTGTAAGAATACTAATATCTCTGCAAAGTAAATAAATCCAGCTGGGTGAACTAATCTATTATATGATAAGTCCCAATCGGCTAAATTTTTACCAGTCTTAATTAAATAAGAAAACTTTTGATATTTTTTACTATCTTGTACTACAATACTATCAGATAAGAATCCTTTATTATCTAAATATTGTCCACCTTTTGGAAGAGCTGCGTTAACATCCCAATTACCAGATGATGGTATTAATACTTTATCATAAGGAAACTCTACTTCAGCAATATCATTAAATAATATTTTAAAAAATATCTCAATAGAATCTGATGTACCTCTTAATCTATAAAAATCTATAATTTGTTTATAAAGAGTTCTTTTATCTACAGTAACTCCTCTTGGAATTGTAGCAGCAATTTCTTTTTGCATTAATTCTAAATAACCTTCGCTATTTGTATCAATATCCATTGCCTGTTCAATAGTATTCATTACATATGATGGACCTGGACCTACCCAATTCTTTTGAATTGTTGTTAATTTGGCTGAGTAATTATTATAACCATCTAGATGGTTGTTTAAGGGAGACGCTAAACCATTGACTGTAAATGTTTTACCTATTTCAGATGTTGAATTAACTAGTGTACCTGGCAATTCATTACCATTTGTTATTGCTACATTAACATCAGTTAAAGGTATAGTTATAACACCAGGCGCTTTTACATCTCCTTTAGTTCCTAATCCAGCATTTTCATCCGCTTGAGTATATAATACATCTGTACCTGATGGACTCGTTAAAACAAGAGATGACCCTGCACCAGTTTCATCTGTAAAAAATTTATTATTTTCGTTATTAGGGTCAGGTATTCTAAATTGTGCTTGGCCATTTAATACAACATCTGTAAAAACATTATTTTCTTGATAAATAAATTCATCCATATTCATAAATGTATAATAAGCTTGTAAGAATTTATCTAGCTTATCTTTATTTTCTAATATTTCGGATGGTATTATTTGGTCTAAACGAATATCTTCTTTCGTTTGAGACAGAGTTCCTTGGTCAATTTCAATCGCTCCAGGAGTTAATGTTTTTTTATATCCCATTATTTAAATCTTGATGTTGTTGTATAGTCTATAGAACCGGCTGAACCAGCAACTGCAATTGTATCTATTTCTGGAGTTATAACTACAAAACTATTATCAATTGATATTAATTGGTCTCTCTTTGGTCCTAAATCTAGTGAGTTAGGTAATACAGTAATTTTAATATTATCAGTGGTATCAGGTGTAAAGTTATTTAAAAGAATAGTACCTTTATCTACATCTATTTCTCCAGCGCTTTTAATCACCGTTGTATTAACTTCATTCACTACTTTATAAACAATTACATTTCTTTTAGTAGAATCAGTAATAGGCTCATCACCAAAGAAATGGTCAACATTATTTATTTTAAAAGCTGAAGATGATATTAAAAATGCACTTGAATTACCTGACTGGAAAAAAGGAGATGAAAAACTTAAACTAAAGTTATTTAATGCATTATTTACCGGTGTAATATTTTGAAACATTCTCGGTCTTACTGTTGTATTTAATATAGCTGGGTCACTGTTATCTATATTTCTTGTTAACTGTGAGTGTCTAAATACACCATCAAATTTATTTAAATTATTAAAGTTATAATCTGTTATAGTATCTCTTACTACTGATTGTAAATCTACAGAACTTCTATCTGTTAAATTAGGATTATATTTAAATGATACATCTAATTCTAAATAAGTAAAGTTAGGGTCTACTATTTGTGGAGTAATTGATACAACATTCTTACCTTTTAAAATAGCTCCGGTAATATTTGTTTTTTCTGCTGTTGTAAGTGTTTCTGCTAATAAAGGTTTAATACAAACATATACTCTTCCATAGTCAGGTGGGTCATTATCTTCACCACCCCATGTTGAGATAGAATCTATATTACTAAATTCCTTTTTAATAATTGCTGCATAGTCATCAGCTGTTACTGCTCTGTTTTGTGATATAAAAGTAAGAGGAGCGTTAAATCTTATTGACTCCATTGTTTCTTCTTCAGCTCCACCAGCAGCTGCTGCAACTAATGATACTGCAATATTATCAAATGTACCAATATCATCAACCATTGTAAATAAATTTGCACCATTACTTTCAGTACCTTTAGTGGTTACATAATCAACTGTTACGATATTATTATTAGTTGGTTTAAATCCAGTTACGCCATCACCAAAGTATACTTCATAATAACCGCTTGGATTTTCTTGTAAGTAATAAACCTTTGATGTAGAATCTACACCTTTTAATGTTTCAAATTTTGTATATACGTCAAATGCTGTTGATTCCTCATTCGCCTGTACACGTACGCGTAACGTGCTTGTATCAGCATCAAAGTCAGAGAGTTGAAATTTCTGATTTTCTATATCATTATCAACTCTATATTTTAATTCTCTTGAAGTTCCTTCAACAAGAGTGACATTATTAAATGTCCATGTTGAACCACTTAACGTAGCTTGTTGAGTATTTAAAACAACAAACTGAAATTCTTCTCCACTTACAACTGTATTTAATTTAGTCCCTTTTGTAAGTTCTAATACTGTTGGTATAGTACCTGAATTTGGTTTAGTAACAACAATATTAACTGTAGCTCTTGGAGATAAAACAGACCTAGGTGTATATCCTAATAACTTAGCTCTTGTTACGACATTACCTCTTATCTGAGCTGAATCTAAAAACGATTCATTTAATGAGTAATGAGCATTTAAAGCATTATAATGAGTATTATAAGCTAATACATCTAATAAGACATTAAGGCCTGAACCTTCAAAGTCATAATCATTAAATTCTGTTTGTTGTTTTAAAAAGTTTTTGAGATTATTTTTTATATCTGCAAAATCTAGTTCCGTTACATTTAAATTTGTTGCCATTTTATCTTAACCTTCTAAGTGGTATTTCAACGACTTGTTCTACGTTGATTCCTTTTATATTAAAAAAAACTTCTATAAGATATTCATTCCTAGGTATATTATCAGTTATATCGATACTTGTGACTGATACTCTTGGTTCATACTTTTCTATAACATCTCTTATATTACTTCTTAATTCTATGTTTGTTATTATCCCAGCAGGTTCAAAAAGTAATCCTCTCAGATTAGCTCCTAAATCATCTGCAAACGGTCTTTCATAAAAATTAGTTATAAGTAAATTTTTTATTGCATTCTTAATAGCAGCATCGTCTTTTAAAGGTATAATATCTTTACGTATAGGATGAATCTTTAAAGATAAATCTAAATCGCGATGAGCTTTTTTTCTAGAAACATTTCTTGCCTGCTCTAAATCGCCCGATATTTGCTTGTCGCCTGTATATAATCCTGCCATATATCTATTTATACTCGTTAACCGGCTTCTTCAACCGTTATTGCGTTAGGAAGTGGATTTTGTACTGTGCTAGCCACTTCTTGTATACCACCCGGTAATTGAATCGTTTTTGGTACTCCTATTAACTCTAAGAACTTACAAAAATCGAATGTTAAAAATGCTATTATAGCATCTAATCCAGGTATAGCTTTTATAGCATTAGTTATTTTAGAGAGTACTTCTTTAAGTAGATACGCAAAATAATCTTGAGCAAAATTAATTAATTTTTTTATTAATCTATCTCTTTGAAATTCTGATATCTCTACCTTTTCTTTTATTTCACCGCCTAATATTTGTTCTATAGTAAAGGGTCCTATCTGTATATTTTTTAAATCTTCTATTTGTTGCTCTATATCTTTTTTCTCATCAGCAATAATAGTTTGAATAGCTAATTTAGCTGCCGCTCTTGGGTCAGTTGGTAAAGTAAACCCTAATCCTAAATCTTGTAATCCTTGTATAAAATTACCAGTTTGAAAGTCTTTTACTTTTTCTTTAAAGAAATCTTTTACCGTTTTCTTTTTAAAATCTAAACTATCAAACTTATCTTTATATAATTTATATTCTGGCGGCAATAACTCATATAAATTGTCTATATCTAAATCAATGTCATCAAATAATGTATTTAAATAAGTTCTATCAGTAGCAAATTTAATAACATCAACTTCTATACCAAGTATTTCAACTGTTATTTCAATAGCTACAAGGTCAGCGACTATTTTTAATAATTGTGATTGTACATATGTACTAAACTCATCAACTAAACCTTGTATTCTTATTTCCCATTCTATTTCTTGTATTTCTAATTTTTTAAACTTAGGGTCAAAAGGTTCAAATATAGGTTTTAAATCTTCTAGTATTTTTTTTAATTCTTCTATCTCGTACGTATACGCGTGAGAAGCTAAACCTTTAAAATAATTTGCTAAATTAGCTGGTGTAGGTAGTAAAACTGCCGGACATTCTAATGGCGGTATTGTTAATGTAGGAGTTGTCATTATATAACTTTAGTTTTAGTTAATGATTTTATTTCTATAGTTCCGTCTTCTAAAAATTTAATATAAGAGCCAGTCTTATGAGTTATTTTAATTATTTCTTTACCAGAAGTATTATCTAATTCAATTTTATGACCCGCTTTTGATTTATAAACTTTGTTATCTATTGATGGTTTATTTCCACCTGCATTAATTGCATCTACTACTTGAGTCACACCAGGATTTACATATGATTCTTCAGGAATATCTGGCGTTCCATCTGTTTGCGTTGCGATTGAACCCATAACTATAGGGTCTTGAGCTGATGGACCATCTGCAAAGAATCCTACAACCCATGAACCAACTTCTAAGTGATGATTACTACCATTACCTTTAATAGATGCTGATGTTGTTGGCATCATAACAGTTGCCCAGGGATAATCTCCATTATTTACTACTCCGTCATAATATCCATAAGCATGTACTCTTACTCTATTTAAATTTTTAGT